TCATCCGCCATTGCGTCCTGACCTGCGGGTTCAAATCCTCGACCAGCAGAACGCCGCGCTCGTAGCGGATCATCGGACCGCTCGGATCGGAAAACATGATCATGGTCGGAATATCGGCACGTTAACGCCGACCGACGATAGAAGAACAAGCACAATATAAACGACGACAAGCACGAGAATCAGAACCATGATGACGTGAACGATCACGCGGAATGGAGGCTCCAGCGGAATGAGCGGCAGCAATTGTTGCAGCCCCCAAAAAATCACGCCAGTCACTATTACCAGCAGCAGGATGCCGATAAGCGCCCCGATCATGGCCATCTCACTTTCAGGCGCGCCCTTGCCCGCAACCGCAATGCACGATATGCTCCAGGGGTCGAGCCAAGACTTAGGGACCGGAGAACTGACTCCACACAGGCGTCGCCGTCAGCGCGTGTTCACAAGGCAGGATTGAACGGAGGGGGTCCGGGATCCCTTACTCATTTACCACTCCAAATCCCGCAAGGCGGCGAAACAAAGCCGTCCCTGGGCCACCCCAGGGGCGGCTTTTTCCTGCTGCGGCAGCAGCGGATTTTCCATTTCCAGGCCTCCCACCCGATGCTATGTTGACCGCGCCAACGTCCGTTGGCATTAGGCGAGGCTTGGCGAGGCTGGTCTAGGCTGGACGTGGCTAGCCGGGGCTTAGGCAGGCAACACCAGAAGGACCATTCGGCGGCCGTCCCCGGCAACGGGGGCGGCTTTTCATTCCGTGAACGAGCCGCCCAGTCGAACGTTATCCGAGGTGCGTAAACCCCAGGAGACGAAATGAACCACCAATTCCAAGGCAAGCCGGTCAGCAACGTGCGCGATGCACGCCAAGGCGACCAAGGATTTCAGCAAGGCGGCGACCAAGTCGTGATAACCTTGCAGGACGGCACCGAAAAGACCGTCAAGCGCAGCGAAGTAACGCAAGGCCCGCAAGGCCAGAGTCAAAGTCAGGGGCAAAGGTAACAGGCCGACAGTTGCATGGCCCGAGCCGCTCCCCGGCTACGGGGGCGGCTTTTTCATGCGTCGATAAAGTTACCGCAAAAGGTTAGGACCGTTGGGACCGCGGAGCGGGAACTCGTAGAATTGGGGGAGGGCTGACGTGTCGATCGCCACTGCCTTGCGCAGCCTGCCGTTTTCGGGACGGAGCCGGGAGCCGTCCCGGTTAACCCTCCAATTGAATGGCGCTCGCCGAGCGCGAGCCGGGCCGCCGCCGATGCCGAAACACCTGCGGCAGCCCTGACCAGACAGCAGGCGAGGCTTGTCTGGCTAAGAATATGTTACCGCGCCCCGCGCGATTAGGCCACCCAAGATTGGCGGAGCGCTGAGGTGTCGATCCCCGCACGTTGCCATGCACGGGCTTTCAAAACCCGCCGCCGAGCCGTCGGCAAAACGCTCCAATTGACCGAAGATCAGGCTGACCGTTCCCACCGCTTCAAGGCATCCATCGCGCGAAGGTCCGGAACAATCTGACCACCGTACGCCCCTTGAGTGGCGTGAGCCACGAGCCTGACCGACGACCAGTATACCATCCATCGCGGAAGATGCCACACAATCCACAGCTTGATCGACTCCACCATCGTCACTCTCCGGCAACAGGAGCGGGAGCAACTTCTTCCTGCCGCTGCAATGCGGCGCGGAGCAGCGCGATTTCTATCGCCTGCGCTTGGATCAGGCGCGCACAACGTTCGAACAAATCATCTGTTTTTGCACCACGCAACATCCTAACAAATTGCACCACGTCAAGCGGTAGCGGCGGATTTTCCTCTTTCAAAGCTTCACCCCTAAAGCTATGTTAACCGCGCCGACACAAAGACGTTGGCATTAGGCATGGCAGGGTCTGGCATGGCGAGGCGCGGCCAGGCTAGGCAGGCACCCAGGACCGTTCGGCGTTTGCGCGCCGGACGGTCCCATAACACTCAGGCGACAGCACCTCCATAGACCTCACCGATGTACTCTTCAACAGCTTTCAACATTTCGTCCGCGTCGGCCCGCAACTCGGTCTCGCCACGGACGATCGGTCCAAAATGGGTGCACAGATTTCTCAACGTCAGCGCGCACGTCTCGACGGCAAACGCAGGACAAGACTTGCAAAGTTGCTGAAACGCTAATCCATCGCCGCTGCCGAAGCAACCCCATTCGGACTCCGAGCACGAAACGCCGTCAGCGAATGACGACAGATAACACGTCGCCGCATTCGCCGGGTTCGAATACTCGTTCATCAACATGCTAAACTCAGGCTCGCTCGCGCTACGCGCATTGTACGACGTTTGAAACAACCCCGTCTCAGCGGTATCGCTCGACACATTGTCAGCCGACAAATCGCGCCCTTCACAATGCCGCCCGCTCGACTCGCGCATGCCATGGCCGAGCATCAACGCAAAAAGGTGTCTGAGCGCATCCGGCCCAGCGATCTCGTTCGACATTCCGAGATCGTCGAACCTCTCGCGATAAAGATGCAGCGCGTCCGCGTCGCTGTTCGTCCTCGCTTTCGCCATCTCGATCGCCGCCGGATGACCCTGCTGGAGCTTGCGAAGCGTCTGCGCGAACGCCAGCGCCATCCCCTGCGTGAATCCCTCCGGAGCCACGCCGCGATCCCGCCACGCATAATCCGCAATTGGACTCTTCAGCGCAATGTCACAAATCGCCGTGATGTCACGCTCGGTCAACGCATGCGGCGGCGGCGGCAACGGCGGCTGGCTATCGTACAGCGCAGCCCACGTCTGCCCGCCGCAAATGCCGTCAATCGTAAGCCCGCGCGACGCCTGATAGGACCGCGTCGCATTCTCGGTCGCCTCGCCAAAATCACCGTCAACATCGAGCCGCGGATCAAGCTCAGTCCCGTTGAGAAGCTCCTGCAAATCGTGAACGTCATCGCCGCTGTCGCCCTTGGCAACCGTAGACCGCTCCTCGATCGGCACATCGAGAGGATCGTCAGGCCGCTCCGGCAGGCTGGGCCGCTCCGGCCGCCCGGACTCATCGCCCCCGTCGTCGAGCGACTTCTCGGCCAGCGTCTCGGCAATCGCCAGACAGATCAAACCGAAGTTCTCGCGAAACAGAGAGCAGTCTTGCTGCGCGTCAACAAACGCCACCTCAAGCAATACGGCGGGCTCCTCGGTGTTTGTCAGAAAATAAAGATCGCCGCTCTGCTTACCGCCCCGATTGATAAGGCCCCCGGCAACCGCCATGGCATCCGACAATTCATCAGCCAAACGATCCTCCGAGTAATACCAAACTTCGGTCCCGCGCGCGCCGATAGTCGGCTCGAAGGCGTTGAAGTGGACGGAAATATCGCATTCACGCGTCTGGGAATTGTGAAACGCAACAATCCTTTGAAGGTTCGCGTCTTGCGACGTGCTGATATCATCGTGAAATGCCTGCACCTCGACGCCACCGCCGCGCAACAGCCGCGCCACCTCGTCGACCACACGACGGGCCTCCGTCACTTCCGTAAGCCCCCATGGCTCCGGCCCGGAAGCTCCGGCAACGTACTTGCCGTGCCCGCTGCTGATGACGACGCTTTTCATTCTTCACATCTCAGCCGCATCGCGCTATCGTGATCCCGCCAACATCGTTGGCATTTTAGGCATGGCAGGCGTGGCTTGGCCACGCGAGGCGAGGCGTGGCAGGGCGTGGCACGCCCAGGCGAAGCGAGGCAAGGCCTGGCGAGGCCGGTAGCCGCAAGGACCGTTCGGCGTTAGCGCGCCGGACGGTCCAACTTTTATCGAATCAAAAACGCCAACCATGTTTCCGCGATCCTCCTGATTGGCAGATCATGCGCCGCCGCAAGCGCGTCGAGAACTGCGGTTACCTCGACGGCTTGATTCCCGTAGTCATGCCACACGATGATGCCGCCCGGCCGCGTTATCTTCAACGCCAATTCGCTGTCGTGCCGCACCACCGCCGCAGAATGATCGCCGTCGACGAAAACCATGTCAAAGAATTCATCGAAATTGCCCGGCGTCAGATCAAGCGAACCACGCGGCTTGAGGATCAGATCAAACAGCGGATCGTGCGACACCAGCGCGCCCGGCTGCGATGGACGCTCGCCGCTCTGGCAGGCAAGAGCAGGCACATAATCCCGCTCAACATCGACCCCAACATAGTGCGCCAGCGAGATCACGTTATAAAGCATCAGCCGCGCTGTCCGGCCATCGCGAACCCCGATCTCAAGCATGCTGTGGGCCTGGATTGAATTCGCCAGCGCAACAAGAATTTCCAGCTCGCCCGCATTCAAAAATTCGCGATGCAAATTCAACCAGGAAATCGGCCTGACATCAGGCACCACATGCGACGTGATCGTAAGCATCGCGCCTCAATCTCCGCTTGGCATAAATTATTCACGATTGAGCCAATCCAACATATCAACCACGTTATCAAAACTTGCCTCAGGCGTCTCAGCGTCTGCCTTAAGTATGTCGGCAACGAAGTTAGGATCATAGTCAAGCATGCTGTGCGCCTCGATCGAATTCACCCCTGAGTGCTGGGGGCGATCACATCACAAAATCAGTCTTTCTTCGCAGTAGCGCCCTTAACCGCCCACATAGCCGCATCCTCGTAATGCGTCATCGCCAGCGACCACAAGCGCTTCGTCTCGCCGTCGCCGCCCTGCTTGTCGCACAGATCGATCAACTCCGCCGTCCTCTGCTTGATTTCATCGACCAGATTGCTTGAACCCGGATTGAATGTAACCCGCACCCTGTCCTCGCCGATCGTCATCAACAATCTCCCTTTTTGCCAACTAGCCTTTATCGGCCACGAATCCCCAAAAAAACAAGTGTATCTTCTAACGCCATCTGTCGGCCCCTTGAGTGATATTACGCAATCTTACAACGAACGGGAAAAAAGAGTAAGACTTTAATTGATTGCGCGTTGACTCCCCTTATAATGGTGACAGTCAACTAGGGGAGCGGCGGATAAGTGACGACGACTAAAAAGCCTTCACATCGCAATCTTGGTCAGGGGCTCTCGATTCCGGCCGCGGCCAAAGAGCTTGGCTGGCCCGAACATTCGGTCCGCCGAGCGGTCGATCGAGGGGAAATTCGAACCGTGCCGATGGCAGGGCTTCGCCGGGTCCCGCCCGCCGAAATCGCACGGCTCAAAAAAGAGTTCGGGCTAATCCGTTCCAAACGATCTCGGTGACGGCCATCCCGCATCAGCCAATCAAAGCCATCGGATCGAACACCGGCTCCTCGCTGCGATCCCGCGCGCGCAAGCCCATCATCATCGCCAGCGCCACCGCGCCGTCAATTCGAAACCGCACTTTCGACTTGTCCAGCTTCCGATTCCCCGCCGCATCCGTCACCGCAATCGCATTCGCAATGTTCCATGTGAGGCACGGATTAGCCGCATGCACCAGCTTGCGCTCGTCAATCGCCTTCATCAGCGCATCGACGGCAGGAGCCGCATCCTTGAACCCCTGCCCCCACGGCACAAGCCGCAACCCATCGCCCCTTGCGGACGCACGCCGCGGCGCGCTCTCGTCCTCGCGCAGCGTATCCTCGTAAACCGCCAACCCAACCCGGTCAAATTCCTTGAGAAGGAACGGCATTCGCCAGCGATCGTAAGCCAAACCACGCACGCGGTAGCGCCGCGATAAATCCGCGATAAACCGCGCAATCACCTCATGGTCAATCGCACGGCCCGGCGTCGTTCGCAAATGCCCACTGGATACCCACTCCTCATAACGATGCGAGCCGCTGCCAAAATCCCGCGTCGAATGCTCGACCAGCCACTCAATCGGCTTCCAGAAAACCGGCATTATCCGGCACGGGTCGTCCGCCGAACCAATAACCAGCGCCGTGAGATCGTTGACGCTCGACAAATCCAGCGCCGCATAAATCTCCTCGCCGTCAATCAAATCCGCGTCGCCGAGACATTCCTGCCATGATACTCGCGAAATCAAAACCGATACTGGAGATACTCGCTGATTGAGGAGCAAGTTGCGAGTTTTAGGCTCTTCCGCGGGCATACGGATGGCTTTGCGTATAGCCGCCGCTAGATCCTCTCGATCACGAAACACATCAAGCGCAGGGTTTGCCTTCTTCCATTGCACCTCGTCGTCAAGCTCGCAGCCCTCGTCGGCCGCATGCAAATGACAAACAATAGTCGGATCAGTTCCAGAAAGCCCGTCGTCAATCAGTTTTGATAATATGTGTTCAGGATCGTTCGATTGGGTAGAAATCGCAATAAAAAGCGGCTCGCTGCGCGCACCAAACGAAGTATCGAGAACATCGTATAAATCACGGTTTTTCGCCTGGGCGAGTTCATCGTATATGACCACGCTCGGCAGAAACCCATGCTTCGTCCCGGCCTCGGCGCTGATCGCACGATAGATCGACCCGGTCGCACGCGCCAGCATCGTCTTCGTCGATGGAATAATCTCGATCTGCTCGGCAAGCTCCGGCTCAAGATCAACCATCTGCCGCGCAAACTTGAAAACAATGCTCGCTTGCTCGCGGTCGTTCGCCGCGCTATAAATCTCACCATGCACCTCGCGCTCCGGGCCAACCAGATGCGCCAGCGCAATCGCCGCGATTAGGCATGTTTTCCCATTTTTTCTGGCTAGCGATAGTATCGCCCGCCGCACAACCCGCTTGCCGCCGACATGCGGCTCGTAAATGTCGCGAATGAACTGCTTCTGCCACGGCTGCAACTTCAGCAGCTTGCCCTGACCATGCCCGCTCGGGATCGTCAGCGCCTCAATGAAGGTAATGATGCGCTTCGAACGATCCTTGTCTAAAGCCCGCTTGAGCGCCGCCGCCGGACGCGTTCGCTTCGCCCGCTGCGTGCCGCGCTCGGAATCCAGTTCCATGCAAGGATTTCAAATCAAGCCGGTCGATCAGAAATCAAGCCCGCAAACTTGCTCGGCGCCGCCTTCCTGGCGGCCGCCGCCGACCCGGCAAGCTTCGTCCGCGCAACAGGCGACATCCCAAACTCGCCCGCATAGCGCACCATGTCGGCCGCCGCACGCTCCGCCTTCGGAACCAGTTGCATCGCCTGATCGAACGCACCCGCCGCCCTCATCGCAGCAATGTCCCTCTCAAACTCCATCCACCGGCCAAACGATTGGCAATAAGCCCCGAACACGCTGAGATCCAAAACCGTGAGCATGCCAAGCCGGTGAAGATCAGGCGCGGCACGAACCCACTCCTGTCTGGCATCGCCATTGAGAAACGCAGGCGGCCCCGGCACAGCATCCGGAATCGTCGGCTGCACCTCGGGATGAAGCGCCTGCTTGCCGGGATTGCCCCGGAGAAGCTTGAGCGGCAACGGCACAGGCCTCGACATAAACAAACCCTCATGAGCGAATTCGGAAGTTCAATCACAGATACCGGGCACACATGGAATCATTACCGACCGTTCTCCGTACCGGAACCAGCAACAGCCGCACAGAAGATCGCCGGTCGCTTCGTCAATGAACGGCTGCGGATGCCAGCACTCGTCAGGACAGTGCGCATGGTCACAGCCACGCTTCTCGTACCATTCGCTTCGCGTCATCCAGCGCCAGTAACCCCAGCCAGATGGGCCGCTCGGAGGGAAAGAAGCCAACCGAACGGCCCGAGGCTGCGGCCCCGGCTTCCAGTGGGGTTGGGGGGGGATCTGGAAGGCGCGTTTGAACCGCAGATCGGAACCTAGTCAATCCGCCATCGCGACGCAATGCACCTGGAAGGGAGAAGCCCAAAAAGGAAGGCCGACCCGTACGCCTTTCGGCGCAGAGGGGCCGGGCATGTTGCTACCTCCCGGCACGGGAATGAGACGCTTCAATTCCTTCGCTTCCTCAAGCCATTCCAGTGCTGCCTGCCTGGTGCTTGCCATAGCCTCTTCAGGACTATCCCCGTGAGACACGCAACCCGGAAGATCAGGCGCATATCCCATGTAACCGCCACCATCCGCCGCAGAAAGGCGAACGATAACAATCGGATAGAACTCGCCCATGTCACCCATCTTCCGGATAAGAGCCGCCCGGCCGCGCCATGACCGGACGGCATCACAGACCACGTTCCCAAGGGCCAAGGCTGCCACGTTAACGCCCAATGGGATGCGTCCGTCTGCTCAGATATCGGGCTCGCTCAGCATGCTCGGTACAACTCCAGCCGGTCGGCTCCCTCAACCTTAACCTCGCCCCGTCCACCCTCCAACTCTGCCTCACCCCCTCGCATTAGGATATGACCGAGCAATATTCACGCATAACGTGCCACAGACTTCGGTCACACGCGCGACAGGGCGCGGGCGCCGCGGCGATGCGAC